TCCATTATCCTGAAAATCAGCAAACACACGGCTCCCCCTTTGGGCATTTTTATGCTAAAATAGTAGCTATGGATAAAATTATTAAAACTATATCAGAAAGCGGAGCCTTTCGTGCTTTTGTCCTTGATAGCACAGAAACCGTCCGCACTGCTCAAGAAAAACACCAAACCAAAGCCAGCTCAACTGTAGCGCTTGGTCGAACACTTATCGCCAGCCAGATTCTCGCAGCCAATGAAAAAGGAAATACCAAACTAACCGTTAAGGTGCTGGGCTCTAGCTCTCTAGGTGCTATCATCACCGTCGCTGATACCAAGGGGAACGTCAAAGGATACGTTCAAAATCCTGGTGTTGACATCAAAAAGACTGCAACTGGTGAAGTTCTAGTCGGACCTTTTGTTGGAAATGGTCAATTCCTCGTTATCACAGATTACGGTACTGGAAATCCTTACAACTCTATGACTCCCCTCATCTCTGGGGAAATCGGTGAAGACCTTGCCTTTTACCTGACTGAGAGCCAACAAACGCCTTCTGCAGTCGGTCTCAATGTCCTTTTGGACGAGGAAGACAAGGTCAAGGTCGCAGGTGGTTTCCTAGTTCAAGTCTTGCCAGGAGCCAAGGAAGAAGAGATTGCCCGTTTTGAGAAACGCATCCAAGAAATGCCAGCTATCTCGACGCTTCTGGAAAGTGAAGACCATATCGAAGCCCTCCTCAAAGCAATCTACGGTGACGAAGCCTACAAGCGACTTTCTGAAGAAGAAATCCGTTTCCAATGTGACTGTAGCCATGAACGCTTTATGAACGCTCTTGCCAGCCTTCCAAGCTCAGACTTGCAGGAAATGAAAGAGGAAGACCACGGGGCAGAAATCACTTGTCAATTCTGCCAAACCACTTATAACTTTGATGAAAACGACCTGGAGGAACTCATTCGTGACAAATCTTAATACACCTTTTATGATTGGCAATGTTGAGATTCCCAATCGTACCGTTTTAGCACCCATGGCTGGTGTCACCAACTCAGCCTTTCGTACCATCGCAAAAGAGCTCGGAGCTGGACTCGTTGTCATGGAAATGGTCTCTGACAAGGGAATCCAATACAACAATGAAAAAACTCTGCACATGCTTCATATCGATGAAGGTGAAAATCCAGTTTCTATCCAACTTTTTGGTAGCGATGAAGATAGCCTAGCACGCGCAGCAGAATTCATCCAAGAAAATACCAAGACCGATATCGTCGATATCAACATGGGCTGTCCAGTTAACAAAATCGTGAAGAACGAAGCTGGCGCTATGTGGCTCAAGGACCCCGATAAGATTTACTCTATCATCAACAAGGTTCAATCTGTCCTTGATATCCCACTTACTGTCAAAATGCGTACCGGCTGGGCCGACCCATCTCTGGCAGTAGAAAATGCCCTCGCTGCTGAAGCTGCAGGTGTTTCTGCCCTCGCCATGCATGGTCGTACCCGTGAGCAAATGTATACAGGTCACGCAGACCTTGAGACCCTTCACAAGGTCGCTCAAGCTCTGACCAAGATTCCCTTCATCGCCAACGGTGATATCCGTACTGTCCAAGAAGCCAAACAACGCATCGAAGAAGTCGGGGCTGACGCAGTCATGATTGGCCGCGCTGCTATGGGAAATCCTTACCTCTTCAACCAAATCAACCATTACTTTGAAACAGGAGAAATCTTACCTGATTTGACCTTTGAAGACAAGATGAAAATCGCCTACGAACACTTGAAACGCTTGATTAATCTCAAAGGAGAAAACGTCGCAGTTCGTGAATTCCGTGGCCTCGCTCCTCACTACCTCCGTGGAACATCTGGCGCTGCCAAACTCCGTGGAGCTATTTCACAAGCTAGCACCCTAGCAGAGATTGAAGCCCTCTTGCAATTAGACAAAGTTTAAACACAGAAAACCCGTAAACTTCATTCAGTTACGGGTTTTTAAAATGTATATAAACTTGAGATTATAAATTCTACTATTGAGCTAAAACAACACTAGAAACCTTGCCATCTGCACCTGTGGTAATTTGAACGGTCTTTCCTCCACTGATTGTAGCATTATACTTACCATCGTCAAGAGTATAAGAATAGCCTTTAATAGAGTAATTTTCTTTCTTTCCATCAGCAGATTCTACTGTAAATTGACCACCTGATGAAACTGTGATAGTTTCGCCATTTGCTCCCTTCCAATTGCCCGCTGCAGCTGAGAAATCACCATCTACCATGGTTAAAACACCCTTGTAGCGTTTATTTTGCTCTGCTTGTTTGTCTTGAAGTTTGCGGTCAGTTGAAGGATCATAGCTTGATTGGTTAGACTGGGCTTGAGTAGCTTGTTGAGTTGAAGGAGTCTGAGCAGGAGTTTGTTGACTAGCTACCTGTTGATTAGCCACTTCTTGACCTTGTCTTTGCTCTGGTGCAGGTGCCGCTTGTGATGGCGTTGCAGTTGCTGAAGATTGATCAGTAGATGCCTTGGCCTTTTCAGATGAAGCTGAACTTGAGGACTTCTGAGTCTTGCTTTCTTTGCTAGAAGAAGTTGCTTTAGAACTTGATGACTGGCTTGTCTTAGCAGAACTGCTTGCTTGAGTTGTCTCCTTTTTATTTCCACAAGCTCCTAATAATAGGGTAGAAGCCAATACAGTTGCTGCCATCAATTTGATATAGGTTTTCTTTTTCATTTTTCTACTCCTTTGTAATATTTTAGAAATATAAAGAAATCTTTTTGTAATATAATTGTAACACTGAGATTTAAATATGTCAACAATTTATCTAAACTATTTTAAAAATCTTAAACAACTTGACTACATTTTCTCCTCCTACTCTTCTATTCGTAATCTAATAGAAAAATTTTCCTATTTTGTTTAAAAGTTTTTTAAATCGCTCTTTTGTAATCGCTTGCATCTTTAACTGTAAAGGAATATAATAATAGCGAACTAGGATATAGGAGGTATAGGCTTATGTTAAGCAAATATTACAAGTATCTTCCTTGGTTGATTGTGACAGCTATTGTCTCTTATCAATCAGCCACTTACTATGCGCGAACTGCATTTGATGTGTTTTATCTGACTACAATCTTTTTGATTGTTTATATCGCTTTGTTATTCCTACACGAAAAATATCTCAAGTATCGATACAAAGACTTTTTTACTCACATGTTGAGTAATTCTAAGAAGGATAGCCATCCCTAAAAACAGTCGCAACAGCAAAGCAAACTAATAAAGGCAAACAAAGAGGTCGGGAGCTTTGTCCCGACCTCGTTTTTTATTTCAATCGATAGGTTTTTCTTGGTTTCTTTTTAGGCACTCGTTTGAGTCCAACTTCTTCTACATATTCTCCGTATTTTACGAGAAAGTTATTACTGACGATTGGACGACCGGGGTTGATAAGATTGACCAGTTCAGTTCCTTCGTAGACAGTGAACTCCTCCTCCAGCAGATAAAGGAAGGTCGGATTCCAGTCGAGACGGCCTTGGATCCGTTTGATGGATTCTTGGATAATGGCATAATGGTCAAAAGCGAAGGCTTGCTCCTCCAACTCTACTCCCTCTAAGAAGCACTTGCCTGTCTGAAAATCGACATCTACAAAAACCACATCCTTGGCATCGTCTCCTGCTTGAACAAGTTCTAATGCACGACTAGGTAAATAAACCAAGTGGGCAATGGTCACTGTCCAGCCCCGTGGGTCACGGCCGGGGGTCGATACAGTCATCAATTGCTCGATTTTTTCCAAAGGAAGATCGAGATTGACTTCTTCTCTCACCTCACGCTGACAGGCATGCGCAGCATCTTCACCCTTGTCCATAAATCCTCCAACCAGAGCCAAACAATTTTGATAAGGATGAGCCTTTCGGCGAATTAATAAGAGCTTGATCTTTCCTTCAACAAAGCAGTAGGCTACCATATCCACCGTCACACTTGGTTTTTCGTATTGAGGGAGTTCCTGCTTGTAGTACCAATCCAAAAACTCCTCCTGACTGGCATGTATTTCGAAATATTCTCTCTCTGTCATCCCTACTGGAATCATCGTGTCCTCCATTTTATGCCTCCTTACGAACTGCCTTGGTCCATTGGTACCAACCTACTAGACTATTGAGTGTGTAGACCCAGTACATCCCTTGAATATGGATATTTTCACCCCACCAAAGGTATATACTAAAGAGATTAGTTGCAATCCAGAAAATCCATTGCTCGCGGTAGAGACGTGTCATCAAGAGCTGACCAACACCATTGGTCGCATCGGTAACACTATCACGGAAAGGGCGAGCACTATGGATACTTTGGTAAGCCAAGCCCATACCAATCCAAATGATAACAGTCAAGGCCAAGTACTTGAGCCAGTCAAGCACAGATAATTTCTTAGCTTCAAAGTGAGATTCTTCTACTTTTCCTTGGTCATTGATACGGTTGGACAGCCAAGCATAGAGACCAATCGGCTGCATGACAAAGAAGTAAACAGTCGTCAAAACTTCACCATAAAAAGTCGCATTCATAGCCAAAACCAAATAGATAGCAGAGTTAATAGCCCCAAAGAGATAATTGCTTGCACGCCCTTCTGCTACCAAGATAACACAGACAATCCCAGTCCAAGAGGCAAACAAGCTCAGCCAGTCATGACTTTCTGTATTTTGCGTGAATTCCAAGATCAAGGGAACACTTGACAGGGCGATGAGATACAACCACTGGAAGAGGCTACGGCCGACAAAGAGATCTTTCCAGAGCAGGCGCATGATTCCTGCAAAACCGATTTTGCGGGCTTCCGCATGGACATTTTTAAAGTTTTCGATAAATTGTGTGATTTTTTCAGTTAGTTTTTTCATAATTTTCTCCTAATCTGCTTGGTAAATGGCATCAATAGCCACTTTTGCTGCTTCATAATTTCCTAGATAATCTTCTGCTAGATAAACTAGTGGAATGGTGGTTAAATATCGCTCTCTCATCTGGTCCAAATGCTGGGAAAAACTATGACGAATATGGTCTTCTGCCATGGTCATATCTCTAAATCCGTCATTGACATAGGAACCGACAGGTTGCACAAATAGAATCAAGTCCCATTTTTCCTTAGCCAAGATCGAGGCAAAGAGATTATCAAAAGTCTCTCCTGATAAATCCCCTTGGTCCTCAGTCTCCATATAATAATCATAGTAGCCCTTGGTTACTAAGGAGTTGGTGTCAGCAATCACTAAGCCTCGATTGGCATTACTATCAATTAACTTAGAGGTCTGATCATACTGTCCCAAAAGAAGATAATAGTAATCTTTTGGAGTCAATTCATCGTCGCGGACATTGTTTTTGATCTGGTACTCACGTGCGTATTCCAGGCTGACTGGCGCATCGTAATACCTTGCCAAATCCTTGGCCAGAGTGGTCTTCCCATTGCTGGCACTTCCCATAATCAACACTTTCTTTGTGAACTGACGACGGAAGGGTTGAGCAATATATTTCCAATATTTACTTGGATTTTCTCGAATCATAGTCGCTGAGATGCCAAACTTTCTTTCTTGCAAAACGGTCTCAAAACCACGTTTAGATAATTCTTGCTGGTAGTCTGCCTCTCCCACAAAGAAGATTAGTTCTTGCTGGGTTTCATCATAAGAAATCACCGCTAACATCTGGTCCAACCACTCCTGCCAGCCCATAGGGTAACGGGGAAGATTGGTTTCATCTAACTTGCAGACAGAGGTCAACTCGTCATCACGAAAGGCCTCTCGGATATAGCGAAATCTCTTTTGAAGAGTTAAGCCTACCTGCTCCCCTCGGTCTCCCTCATAGCCTGAAACGACAACCCAGACCTGGTCACACTGCCGCTTCGCTCGCTGGATCATATCGATATGTCCTTGATGAAGCGGAGCAAAGGTTCCAAATACCACTGCTGTTTTCTTTTTCATAAACGCATTACCTTTTTATAATTTTTGATATTTTCATTATCTATGTTTTTATTATAAACTATATTTTTGTTTTGTCAATAGTTTTTTATCATTTTTTATAAAAACATTGCGAAAAAGAGAATCAAGATTGCTCCTGATTCTCCATTTTTATGCAATATCAAATTTTAACTGGCCTGCTTTAACACCAATCTTAAGTGTGCTACCTGCCACCAAATCTCCCTTAAGAAGAAGTTCTGCCAACTTGTCTTCCACTTCTGTTTGTAGGGTTCTGCGAAGTGGACGAGCCCCCATCTCTGGGTCATATCCTTGATTTGCCAATAATTTTAGTGCGGAAGCTTGTAATTTCAAATCAATGCCTTTTTCAGCCAAACTTGCCACTAAAGGTTTGACCATAATCTTCACCACTTCCTGCATATGATCGCTAGACAGGCTATGGAAGACCACCTTTTCATCAATACGGTTGATAAATTCCGGTCTATAAGCCTTTTTCAGCTCTTCAAACATACGTTTTTCCATATTTTCCTGGTCAAAACGAATGTCCTTAGCTCCAAATCCGACAGTCTTGTCATCACGAAGGGCTGTCGCACCAAGGTTTGACGTCATGATGATAAGGGTATTTGAAAAATCAACCTTGCGCCCCTTGCTATCTGTCAAGACACCATCATCCAAGACCTGTAAGAGAACATTAAAGATATCAGGGTGGGCCTTCTCTACCTCGTCAAAAAGGAGAACAGAATAGGGTTTGTTGCGAACCTTCTCGGTCAACTCCCCACCTTCTTCATAACCTACATAGCCCGGAGGAGCTCCATTGAGACGACTGGCTGCGAATTTCTCCATATACTCACTCATATCAAAGCGGATAAGGGCTGATTCGTCGTCAAAAAGAACTTCTGCCAGAGCCTTGGCTAGTTCAGTCTTCCCGACACCCGTCGGTCCTAGGAACATAAAGGAACCAATCGGACGCTTATGACTGCGAATCCCTGACTGATTGCGGCGAATCGCACGGCTAATGCTTGAAACTGCTTGATCTTGACCGATGACACGTTTATGCAATTCAGCTTCCAAGTTAAGGTATTTCTTAGCGTCCGTCTGAGTCAGTTTTTGGACTGGAATACCTGACAAACGACTCAAGGTGGTCAAAATATCAGACTCTGTCACCAAGTCGGTATAGACAGGCACTTCCTCTTCTTTGGCGATTAGCTGAGCTGCCTGTTTCCACTTACCATCCATCAAGGCCTTGTCAGCTGGACTTAAGCCAGAATCATCTGCTGTTACATGCTTAGCCTTATTTTGCACTGTTGCTGCTGCCTCATCCAAGAGATCAATAGCAGAGTCTGGCAAATGGCGACTGGTCAAGTAACGATGAGCCATCTTGACGGCTGTTTCAACTGCTTCATCTGTGATTTGCACACGGTGATGTTTCTCATAAGTCGCCTTCAAGCCTTGCAAAATGGTCATGCTGTCTGCAACACTTGGCTCTTCAATCGTCACTTTAGCAAAACGACGAGAAAGAGCTGCGTCTTTTTCAATGTGTTTTTGGTACTCTTCCTGAGTGGTGGCACCAACCGTTCTCAAAGTTCCACGCGCCAAGGCTGGCTTCAAGATATTAGCCGCATCCAGAGTTGAATCAATCCCGCTACCAGAACCCATGATAGTGTGGAGTTCATCGATAAAGAGGATGACTTGGCCATCTTCTTCAATATCCTTGATGATATTGTTCATGCGCTCTTCAAAGTCACCGCGGAAACGTGTCCCTGCGACGACATTCATCAAATCAAGCTCTAACACGCGCATCTTAGCCATTGCCGTAGGCACATCCCCACTAGCAATACGCTGGGCAAGACCAAGCGCCAGAGCAGTTTTCCCGACACCCGCATCTCCAACCAAGACAGGATTATTCTTGGTTTTACGGCTCAAGATTTGAATCATACGAGAGATTTCCTTGTCCCGACCGATGACTGGCTCTAATCTGCCAGAACGCGCTTGCTCCGTTAAATCATGCGTATAGTCCTCGAGACCACCGCTTGGAGTCTGGGGCATGCCCATCATATTGGCCATAGAATTTTGTTTGTCAGCTACTGTACGATGACGTTGGCGTAAAGCCTTGAGGTCTTCACGAGTCCAGCCTGCACGTTCTTCTAGATTTCGACGTAGGGCAGCAATCTTAACCTGATCTTTCTTGTCTTCATAAGAAAAACCAGCCCTCTCCAAGATACGAGTCGCCAAGGCATTGCCATCATGCAAAATCGCATAAAGGACGTGCTCCGTCCCTAGCACCTTAGCATGGACCACTGACGCTACATACTCTGCTTCAGCAAAGAGAACCTGCAGACGATGAGAAAATGACAATTCCGTAAAGGTTTCATCCTGGCTATAGTCCGTTTCAGTCAGTTCCAAAGCGACTTCTTCTAAACGATCCATCTCATATGGATAATCATTTAAAGTCGCCCCTGCCACACTATAACTGTGATTGGACATGGCAATCAACAAGTGCCAAGACTCTAGGTAACGAGCTCCAAAATGGCCAGCAACCATGTAGGCACTTTCGATACATTCTTTCAATGCTTTTGAATAGTTCATCTTACTTCCCTTTTCTATCTACCTCTTGTATGACCTGTCGTAGCATGTTTGCTCGAAAGACTGGAGCTTCTTCTCCTAGAACGCGATCCAAAGCTACTGATACTAGTAAATTCATCTCCTGCTTGGTCATCAATTCCTGCTCAACCAAAAGCTGCAGAATATCCTCATAAATTTCTTGACTAACTCGCTCACCAATTGAGTAAAGTAGCTCCCTGAGCATTTCATGATGACTAGAAAACTCAATCCGTCCTATACGAATGTAGCCTCCACCACCACGCTTACTTTCAACCAAGTAGCCTCTACTTTCCGTAAAGCGTGTCTTAATCACATAGTTGATCTGACTAGGAACAACCTGAAAAGTATCTGCCAACTGACTCCGTTGCAATTCTACAATTCCAGATTGATCTAAAATCGCCTTGATGTAGGCCTCAATATGATCCGATGTATTTTTAAATCTCATTACAAACCCACCTCTCTCTTTAAACCTTGACTATCTTTGACTATACTATCATTTAACACTCTATAAGTCAAATTTTTAGAGCTCAGCCCTTGAAAATACTGACTTTCTTTAAAAATATTTAGGCATTAAATCGCCTTAGTTTTTCTTGAAAGTTCCTAAAAAAGTCCACAAAAAAGAGCCCTAAAAGGGCGTAATATTGACGAGTTCAGCAGGCAAGAAACTAGCACGGTCAAACGTGCTTTTTTTATTACCTGCTAATATTATAGCATATCCTCTCAAACTTATATATAACCCGAATCCCGCAAAAGAAAAAAATAAAAGCATAGAGGATAGGGCGAAAGCCTCTCGCACTTTTATTTTATCAAATAGCAATATGAGAAGCAAGGATAAAAAGCCCTCAGAAATAAATCTAAGGACTTAAATAACGATGTGTTGGTTCGCTCACTTAATTAGTATACTTAATACTATTCAATTATAGTTTACTTTGAAATGTTCTTAATCCTTTCTGTAAATTTTTGAATCGCATTCAGTTCTGCAGGTCTTAAATGAGGGTACGCCTTAGTCCTCCCCCCATTTCGTTTAATATGTCCAAATTCAAGTAAATGAGTAAGAGATCCGTATTTAAAACTATATACGACCCAAACTCCATTTCTCACTCTTTTCTTACGCCATCCTTTTGAATATTTACCTGTTCTTTTAGGGCTAGTTTCCTTTAATTCTTTAACTGTTTCTTTAGCGACTTGCTCCGCAATTTTATCAACTTCTTCATTAACCTCTTCGCAATATTCTGCTAAAATATTTGCTAATTGTGCTGCTAAATCCATTTTCTAAAAACTCCTTCTATTTTTTTAAAATATCAACTTTTTACCCCCTTTTTGGTTGACAGCTTCCGACTTGGAAAAAGTTACCGCTCCCGGTACCTAAAATCAACGAAAATGCTTTACAAAGTGGGGGGGAGTGTCAATATCCTTTCAACTCAACAAATCTTTTAGCGATTACCTTTCTACGGCTATTTATATAACGAGTAGTTTTATTTAGTTTCTCTGCCACGTCTTCCCAAGTCGCACCAGCTTCTAAATATCTCATTTTAAAAATGACTAGATCACTTTCAATTAAGTTTTCCATCAAGGTATCTACAACTAGTTTAAAGCCTTCTAAATATCTTAGCGTTTGGTCTTCTTCAATTCTAATGATGGCTGCTTCAGTAGGACTATATACTGTCTTGCCTTTCCCACCAGTACAATCTTCAGCGCTATGTTTCTTATTATGTATTAGTTCCTGTCTTCTCAAATAAATTTTATTAGCAAGCGTTCTATATCGTCCTAACTCAATATCTATCCCGTCCAGGTCTCTGTTACCCAACTCGTACATAGGCAAGTACCTCCACTTAAATTTAAAAATTTTTTTATCTTTCAATTTGTCAAATTGTAAATTCTGTCAAACTGACAAAAAGCGCTAAAAGCCTTCCAACACTCCACTTACCAGGTATCATTGTTTTAAGTTTGACAACTCTTCAATATGACAAGTTCAAGGGAAATTTCTTTAATTTATCCCCTCAGTTTCTCATATCTTACATTCTGTGAAACTCACTCCATTCTGTAAACCCCTGATATACCTTGCTTTCAAGCTATTACTTCTTTTCAGTTTATGCTTACTTTGTTATGTGAAACTTAGTAAAGCACAAAAGTAGGACTAGCGATATCTCTTCTGTTTCAGCCATATATCACTAGCCTTACTTAATTTGTTCCCTATTTTTCTAAATACTCTTTAATGTCCCGATATTCCTTAGAAAAATCCATCCACCCGCTAATATCAGGGTTTAAGAATGGTAGGACAGTAAGCGGACTTACTTCCGTTCGATATAGCGATAGAGAATGTTTCTGACTTATTTCCCTGACTACACCTGTATGGATTTCTTCTACATCCTTCTTTAGTTCTTGAATTTCATCATATGCGTCCAGAATTCGTCTAAGTTTCTTTCGGTATTGTTTATAGATCTTCTTAGTTTCCATCCGTTGCTTAGTTTCTTTAAAAATGTATTCAAAGATGACTGCTTTAGCTTCTGAAAAATCACTATTATATTTTTCCTGAAGAGAATTAATAGCTTTTTCCATCTTTTCAAGATGTTCCAAAGACTCTAAGTTGTTAGATAAAAAATTATCTATATTCTCAAATGAAACTGTTTGATTGCCTAAAAGGCTTTTTCTTTTTTCGCTTAACTGTTCTCGTGCTGAATTAATCTTACTTTTTTTATTATCTAGATCATCCAGTGTTTCAAATACTTGATTAATATCCATTTCTTTCTCCTAGTTCCATTGAATAAGATAACCACAATCTTCTTCAATTTTTTTTACATCAAATCGGGTATGTAAAATCAACCTTTTCCCGAAATAGTCATTCGCATTCGCCCAGCTAAGTGTATCTTTCTTGCGATCAAACAAAGTAACAAAGTTTTCTAGATCTCCGATAAAACCTTTTTTGTCGCCTTTATTCCCTAATGTTGTATCATCTACAATTAAAAAGTTATCTACAAAGAATGTTTCACTTGTCCCTGTCTCTTTATCAACTTTAAGAAGATAATTTCCTGAAGTGTCTTTCATTTTTTCTAAGACACTAAATAGTGATTGACTAACAACTATAGATACATTTCGCTCTGGATTGATTGAAGAAACAATAGATTTCAAGTCGTCGATACTTGTAGCAGTCTGCACTTTCGCAGTTTGGAGAATTTTCCCAATCTCTCTATTTCGTGTTCTACGTTTTAATTTAATAATCTTCTTACCAAGAAAATCCGTTAAATTATATTGGCCATCATCTAATTGTTCCTGTGAAAAATCAAGTTTTCCACTGAATAATTTAACTAAGTAATCAACGCTGATAGTTTCCTTTTTATCTGCTTCTGTTCTCTCAACCGAATTTTCGCTAACTTCTTGTAATGAATCAGATTCAAAGTCAGTTACTTCATACTTCCCACCACGGGTACGAGTCTCAATAACATTTACTAGATCAACCAGTTCTTTACGTTGATGTTCATTTTCGTAACTATCAAGGATTGGTTTTTCAATGAGTACATGATTATTTTCTACGTTCATCCCTCTAGTGTTATAACCCGTACTTCGGATATAAGCTTCTAGATTTTCTTTTTGTTTAGCTAAGTTATTTGTCATTTTTTTGCTCCTTCATCTTTTAATATCTGATTTTTGTTTGTAATTTTTTCTAAAATTCTTTGCTCTTAGCTTTTCCTTTATAATTCTCCGAGCCTTTAGAATCATTTTTTCTAGATTTTGATTTGTCTTGTTTGTTAGCATATTTTTCTAGTATTTCTTGTTTCCGTTGTTCTAAGCTATTATCTTCTTTTTTACACTGAGAAAATATTTTCTGTCTTTTATCTGGATCCATAGAAAACTTATTGGCTACTATATATCCTAAAGAAGTATCTCTTGCCATAATACTCACCCCCTTTCTATGCAAACAAAAAGGGCATACCACTAGCATCATATGCTTACGGTATGCCCCTGAGTTGTTCTCAATAGACTTATTTTTTAGTTTCTTTTTTGACTAGATGAGTAAATTTCCCATCTGAGTAGACTAAAGTTATCTCTCCAAATCTTGGAACTTTTTCTATCTCTATTATACCACATTTTTCGTAGACAATAAAGCCTTTTTCTGTTGAAAATTTCATTTCATCCATATCTATTAACCTTTCTCTCCCCTCACTGTGTTAATCGTATATCGCTTATCTTTGATTGTGAAAGCCTTAAAAGTGTTCCCCTCTAAACCTTTCAAAATTCTACTTGAGTTTCTAGCATTGTAGACCGTTCGCAATTCACTGCTATCTAGGTTCGTGTTGAAAATCGTAGTTTCTCGATTATTGATAATATCAAACAAGAAATCTTGTTCCCAGTCACTCTTAGGAGTGATTGTTCCATTTTTTGCCCCAAGGTCATCGATGATTAGGAAATCAACATCAACAAGCTTTTTAACTGCCTCATACTCTGTTAAGTTTGCATTTCTTCCATATGCCCATCCTTCTTTTATCTGCTTGATAATCTCGGTTAGGCTGACAAACAAAACACTCTTAGACTCGTTCTTCTCCCTGAAACTTTCATTGATTTCTTTAGCAAGTGCAAGAGATAAATGACTTTTCCCTATTCCTGTGCTACCACTGATTAAAGTATTCCCCGTCATACCTGCAAGATACTTCTGGACTTGCCCCTTTACAAACTCTAACATCTGACCTTCCTCTGTCGTCTTAACAAAGAAATTCTCAAACGTCGCTCCTTTCAACTCGTTAGGAATCGTACTATCACGCATTAAGACATCATAAGTTTTAAAGTAAGCCTGTCTGTCCTCGAACTGTTTTAATAGGTCTTGCTCTTGTTGTTTAATATCCTCCTTCACACACTCCGGGCAAAATGCTTGTACTTTTCTTTCTGAACTCCCTAACACTGGTACAGAAATTTCCCAGTAATTGACCTGGTGAACATCGCAAACTTTATCCGATATTTTTCTGTTATTAAATTCTTTAAATTGTTCCTTCATCTGTGCAACTCCTAAAATGGTAGGTCTGGGAAGTTGTCTTCAGACTTCCCTTTTATGATTTTAGGCTTTTGATTCAAATAACCGTCAAACTTAGATCCAAAAAGTGTTTCTGGTCTCAGATACTTAGAAAATTCAGGACTATCCTTCCATTCTGCTGTTTTAATATCTATCACCTGTTTAAAATCTTCAAGTGTATAGCCTTCTTTGAATCGTGCTAGTAAAAGCCTTTTTGTCTTATCAACAAACTTATACCTCTTATTAGCTACTTGATTCAAATAAGCAATAGGGATCCAAAGTTCTTTATGTTTTGTTTTCTCTAAATCTTTTCTAGCGTTTTCTTCAAGCCAAGTAGGAAAAGTGAAGTCGGGATTTCCCGACAATATATTATCTAAATATAAATTATTACTCTTACTATTAACTCTATTCTCTTTCTCTTTCTCTGTTGGACACAAGTTGGAATTTGTCCAACTATTTTGGACATTTTCCAATCTTGCCACATTTGGGGCTTGTTTTCGCTGTTCACGTTTATATTTAGACCAGTTTGTTTCACTCTCAACCATGGCTTTTGCTTGCGATAATGTAGCATGGCCATCATCATCAATCTGAATCAGTCCACATCTTGTAAAATATGCAACTGTCATATTTATATCATCTTCAGAAACATCCAGTTTTAAAGCTAATTCCTGTACCAAACTATCAAAATATCCTTCATAGTACAAAATGCAGTCATCTTCTAAACTTTCCAACATAAGACGGATATAAATCACTGTCATAGTGTAACCACCAGGCATATTTTTAAGTCGCTTAATAAAAAGGTTATCAAAAAACTTCTTATCAACTTTTAACCAAAAATATATTTTAGTCTTTGCCATCATCTACCCCCAAAAACTTTAAAACATCTGAGATTTTATAATACGCTTTTCTAGTATCTTCAATAGGAGGTATATACTGCGGTAGTCCTGCACCTTCCCATTTTGTCAAGGTTTTATCTCCTATGCCCAGTTCTTCCTTTAGTTCCACCTTGCTGATTAAATCTAATCTTTTTTGAGGTGCTTTCTCATGGCTTTTTAAATACCGTTCCACTGCTTCCAAAATCTTAGACTTTAAATCTTCAATCATTTTTTCAAACATCTTAGTACCCCCATGGCTTAACCCCTGCAAGCTGAATATATCGCCCATAATCAGGGTTTAAATCCTCGCTAGGTGTTTCTATTGTCTGTGTACTTTCTCGCTCAATTCGGGCGCTTTTTTGGCGGTCTAGGTGGTTTAGATAGAGTAGTAAAGCAATAGCTACCACAATAAAGATAACCGCCTGTCTGTTGGTTAAATCTAACTCATTCATGTTTTATCCCCTTTCTATAGTCATTAGCCTGTTGAGTATGTTCTGAAATGAGTTGGTTCATAGCTTGGATTACTGTATTTAGTAAAGCTGATGATTGTTTACTGTCTTCCATACTAGCCATTTCTAAGACTAGTAGAGTATCAGTTAACTGATAACAAAGCCCCTCATAATCTACTAGAACATCATTTGTATTTACTGTCATATTATTTCCTTTCCTTTTGCCTTTTCCTATACAGGTTTCCACCCACTCCAAACGCTGGGCATTTGCCCCTAGTTGGCTGACGCTTGTAGTGATGTTTCATTGGTAAGCCCACGCTTTACAAATAGGATAGGTAGGGATATAATAGTGCTATATAAGGGAGGTTAAAGAAATGTCTCGAAAAGAAAAAGCACGCAAACGATTTTGGTTTTGGTTTATCATCTTTATCCTTTATCTTTCTTTTGGATTGTATTGTATTTGTACAAATTTTGGAGACACCTTAGGTATGATTTTTCTTTCACCTTTTATCTTTGCTTCCCTACCACTCTACGCCTATCTAATTCTTGGTTTGTTTATCTGGGCTTTTATGAGCCTGGCAATGGATGATTTTTATAAAGAATGATGAAAAGTCCGTAAGGGCTTTTTTCTTTATTTTTCTCTAAACAAGTTCTTAGAATCACCCTGTCAGCACTTGATTTTCAAAACCTTTTCTAATTGCTTGCCTGCTCTTCGGTTTTTCTTTAGGTATTTGATAGAATAGATATTTTTTGTTATAATCA